ATTTTTGGTCTGTGTTTCAAAAATATATCTGCTCTCATCGGTGCGCTTGGCAAGCAGCACAACATTAAACAGGGATTCCAACACAAGCTTTTCCATCTTCCTGCCGTTTGTGCGGATCCGCGTAAACGCATAACCGAAATCATCACGCACCGTTTCGCTGTGCATCACGAAAATAACCGTCAGATTCTCCCGCAGTCTGCTCGCCGTTTCGACCAGATTCCAGACAAACTGCGTCAGGTCAATCCATTTGCCGTATCCGTTTTCCTTCATGCCCTTCACTTCTTTGTCCGCCATGCAGGTGTTCAGCGTATCAATTACTACCGTCTGGATATGCGTACCGCTTGTGTTGATACTCAGAAGATATTTCTCAATTTTCGGGATGTCCCTTGTCACGCAGTAATTATTGTTTTTTTCGTTATACTGCGCCTTCCACCCCTTCCAGGGCAGTCCCTTCCCGTCACAGTCGATATAATAGGTCGTCGCAGGGTCTAAGTTCCGCATAGACGTACTCTTGCCGCTGCCCGATTCCCCCATAATGCAAATCAGCTTTGCCATATCTCACTCCTCCTTATACAATGTGCCGTTTCTTGCTTCCTCCACCATGAGGTTGTTCAGTCGGTCAATCTCCGCATTTTTCAGCTTTTTCAGATTCACCAGCCCCATGATTTGCCTGTCCGCCTCCCTGATTTCCAGAGAAAGCTGACCGATTTTTTCCAGATACGTTTCCCGTTTCAAAGAAACCACCCTTTCTGTTATTCGTAGACGCTCTCCCTTCGGATGCAGTCGTCACACCCAATCGGCTCTCCGTGCCTGTCAAAATAGAAATACTCGCATTTCCTGCTCCCGCAAATGATACATTCAGGGATGATTTCCTCCGCTTCTTCCTCTTTTCTGGGGTCTTCTGTGTATGTAAATGTCATCACAACACCTTCCTGCAAATCTCCGCAGGGAAGCTCTCCCCGTTTAAGTACCAGCAGTTCCACCAAGGGTCATACTGCCATTCTCCGCTTTTCAGCAAAGGCTCGCCGTCCACACGGTTGATCTGCATCGTGCCTGTCCAGTTTTCCATTGCATTTCCCTCCTGTTTCTGTTATTCTGTAATTGAATAATTATCCAGTCCCCGAAACGGTGCGCCAACACCTCTGGGGACGTTTTTATTTCTTTGGCAATTCCCTGCCGTAAAACACATTTCCGATTGCAAAGGCAATCATCGTGCCCGAAATCAGATAAAACATCATCCTACTGTCGGGATTCTCCAGAATCCATACTAAGCCGCACTGCGCCAACAGCGTCCCGAAGAATACCACCGCCCAACGCAGCAAACCACGGCGCAGGTAGAAAAACCGCCGTTTCCATTTACTTTTCATAACTTAACCACCTCGCTCCCTTCCTCGAAAAATTGTCCGTATCTGAATGATTCTGTGTATTTTCCAAAATCCACCGTAAACACAAATGGATACATCCCTGTGACCGTTCCTGTTTTCTTATCTTTTTGCATTGGTCCTGTGCTGCTCTCTCGGAAACACACGATTTTCTTAATCTTTTTCCCGATATACAGCTTTCCTTCCAACGCCTGCTTCATTTCCTCCAGAGTTGCGCCGCTGCGCTTCATTCCGCCCTTCATTCCTCCACCCCTGTCTCCAGAGGAACGATGTTGTTCGGGTCGGATACATCGTAGCCCTCATACTTCCGCAGAAACTCCTCCACCGCTTCTCTGCGGCATTTCAGCTGCCCCAGCTTCAGAAACGGCAGCAGCCCCGCATCCTTCAGACCATATACTCTGGTCGCGTTGCATTTCAGAATCTGCGCAACTTCCTTTACTGTGTAAAGCATCGGCTCCATAAGAACACCTCCTGTTATCAACATCTTTTTCACTTTCCTTGACATTTTTCTCCCCCTGTCCTATCCTGAAAATACAGGCTGTTGCCGCAGCCGAGTACATAGGAAAGGAGATGATTTTATGAATATTGAGTTGTTGGTTGCACTTGCTGCAATCGTTATATCTGCCATTGTGCCTGCTATCACAAACCAGCAAAATAATGAACACCAAATTCGACTGAAAAAATTAGACACATTTTTTCTCGAAAAACAAAAGGTATACTTTGAGTTTGCTGATTCATATGCGCTCGCTTTAACAAATCCCAGCCCAGAGAATATTTCAAAGTTTCGCTCTGCAACACATAAATGCTTTATGTTAAATGCCAATAAAGATTTTTACAAAGATGCCTTAGAGTGCATTACTTGTCTCGAAAATAATGAATCTAAAGAAAAAATTGAAACTCTCTATATGTTCTGTGTTCGCTCTCTTTCTTTGAACTTGGAATTTGCCATTGAGGATTTTGAATACCCTATTTAATGGCAAGTACTAACGCCATAACCGCAAATGCCATGCCGAGATTGTAAAATTTAGACCGGCATTCGCGGTTCTTTATTCTATATCCGCTGTATACACAGACTATAGATGCTATTGAAATCAGTATGCTCATGAGAAGCACATTCACCTCCTTTTAGCTTACGTCCTTATCCTTTTACTGGTCTTTCTTCGTTATTTTCAATAACGCTTTAAGCGTTATTTTCAGGCAAAAAAATAAGCTGATTATATTTCACATCGTATGTATCCTCAATCTTTTTCAGAATCGGAATATCCGGATAAGTCTTTCCTTTTTCGTAGTTTGCCAAGGTTTCTACCGTAATTCCAATCAATTTCGCCGCATCTTTCTGTGTCAAGCCCTTGCTTACTCGGGCTGCTTTCAATGTAATTTTCAAAATTCTCACCCCTTTCATACTACGATAATAATACGCTTTATGCGTTTTGTCAATGCTAAAAGCGTAATTTTTTTATTTTTATCTTGATTTTTTTTTGTTTTTAGCGTATATTGTCATTAGAAAGGGAGTGAGCCTATGAGCGACCTCGGAAACAAAGCCATTATGGCTGAAAATATAAAATACTATATGGATTTAAATAATAAGTCAAGAAATGATATGTGTGAGGCTCTTGGATTCAAATACTCCACCTTTACTGATTGGGTAAATGGGAAAAAATACCCTCGCATTGATAAAATCGAAATGATAGCAAATTATTTTGGCATTGAAAAATCAGATTTAGTCGAAAAGCGAGATAAGTCCCTCCCCGAAGGTGCCATCCCCTACGTTCCCGAACCAATGGTAAACGTCCCTCTGGTCGGCTCTGTGAACTGTGGCACACCACTATTCGCCGAGGACAACATCGAAGGCTACATCCCCACCCCCGAATCTGACCTCCAGACAGGCGAAACCTACTTCTGGCTCAGAGCCAAGGGGGACAGCATGATAAACGCAGGCATCCATCATGGCGATTTGCTCCTTATACGCCAACAGGCTGATGTGGATAATGGGGATATTGCCGTTGTCGCCGTCAATGGTGACGAGGCTACCCTGAAAAGAGTGAAAAAACAGGAAAATGCGCTGATTCTTCAACCCGAAAACCCTGCCTGTGAACCGAAAATCTTTGTTGGTAAGGATATGGAAAATATACATATCCGAGGTAGGCTGATGCAGCTTAGGAAGGAATTTTAAATAAAAAACTCCCCCTACAGTACCGCTAATACCGTAGAGGGAAAAGAAATTTATTGCAAGAAAAAAGCAGGTTATATTTCAAACCTACTTTTTCCTAATGGTGGATAAAAATGGTGAGGATGGTAATAAATTAATTTCTTTCCATAACCAATGAGTTTGCCGCCTCATTGTTCCTCAAAAGGTACATTTTTATCACCCAATGACGATTTCATTAATTATTATAATACAAATATATGCAAGTGTCAAGTTTGAGACCATCCCTTCGCCTTTGTACCACAACAATACAGGGTTTTCATAAGCTACGCTGGCGAAAAGGCGGCAACCTCCGTGTTGTCAACCAAAAGCTATCGTATAGCCTCAAACTTATTAGTTATTTAAATAACATTAACACTACCATTGTAACGTCTAAAAGAACACTTACAAACTCGAAATCAGTCATTGGTATTTATGTACCTTTCACCTGTATCCAGAAGGTAAGATTGATTATACCATAAAAATGTCAAAAAATAAAGGGGGTACAATATATCCTGTGGATAACTTTTTGAACCACAAAATATAAGTTTCCCCCTACAGTACCGCGAATACTGTAAGGGGAAAAGAAAGTCACCGTCCAGTAGCCTTCTTAACACAAAAATATCACACTATGTGAATATTGTCAAATTAAGGAGGATTATACTATGAAAAAAACATTTACTACTTGGTGGGCATTGCTTATTGCATTCTCTTTGCTCTCACTTTTCCTGCCTGTCTTTGCTGCAGTGGCTATCATTCTGCTGCTTGTAAAACGGAGGGTCTTTCTTGAAGCACTTGAGAAAGCAGAT